AAGCTAAACTAATAGTGTGTAGTCGCACTAGCTCATAGATAACAGAGCAGAATGACGCGAGACATGGCATTAAAACCCCTAGTCGAATCTACAAAAAGTTAATAGCAAAGCTTTGCGAATAGGCCACACTTAATTGTCTACCCTTGCCACTTAGCCAAGCTATTAGCGTTTAAAGAAGTTAGCATTGAGGGAAGGTATAGCAACCTGTAAGCTCAGTGCTACTTTGTAAGCTTACTTCCTTAAGTATGCTTACATTGTAAACAACTAATCAAAAGGAAACTATCATGAACGTAGTCAAATCAGTACAACTAACAGACAAGCAATTTAAACTGAAGCTAAATGGCTTTATTAAAAGCTCTTTAAACCAGCGTGATAACTGTCAACAACTAATCGTTGAAGGCATTGCTCAATATAAAGACTGTGGTAATACTTCACGTCTTACAATGTTCTTGAATGAGAGCGTTGTTGTTAAATCCATCCCTACTGTTACCATCAAAGACTTCATTAAGGAGCACACTGACTTAGTGTACAAGCCTAACAAAGCAGGCGACTATCAGTTTGTGAGAGCTGACAAGAATGCAGAGAAGAAGGCTGAACTACCAACTGACAAGTGGTATGACTGGAAGAAAGCTAAGCATAACGCTGTAAAAGAAAAGGACTATGTTAAAGCCTTAACTACTGATGTTAAGGGAGCACTAAGCAAGGGTGTTAATCGTAGTGACATTGTAAGAGGACTACTAGCAGGTGGGTTAACTGTCACTGATATTCTTGCTTACTCAGATATTCCTGAGTATATGAAAGCAACTGACAAGGCCAATAATAATCCAGCTAAGAAAGAATTGTTTTCAATGACCGCTGCCTTGTCTGATGTAGGATAACCAATAACTTAGGAGAACTATCATGCGAACTGTATTAGTAATACTTAACGACAGGGAAGCCTATACAACAGACACCTACCTACCTAATAGCCTAGTGAAAGCGTATGCTAAGATGGGTGTTGTTGCTTATGTCCTGCCTGAATTCTTAACTCCTCAGGCTATGTAACTATAATGGAATGCTGAGTAGCCTAGTTAATGCTAGAAAGTAATTAAGAGGATCATGTAATGAGAAAGTACCTAATGACTAATGTTAGTAAAGCAGGCAGTTATGACCTGACTTTTAACGCGGTATGCTTTGAGTCGGCTATTAAGTTCTTTAAACAAGAGGTTAAGAGACTCCACCTAAAATCATCTAGGTTAATGTTATATTCTGACAGAGAACTAGATAGTCCATTAGCTACTTCAAACAGTAACATAGTATTTATTAACAGGAGAGTTATTTAAGGACTACTTAGTAGTCCTTTAGGAGTATTATAAGTTTAGTTCCATGAAGGTGAACTAAAAGCTTATAGGACTACTTAATAGTCTAACATACTACTATATACTAGAAAAATAGCGTTTTAGTAACATTTAATTTAAGGAGAAGGTAACATGCTTACTGTTGAGCGTAGTAAAGGTAAGGTTAATTGGCTTGTGAAATATAATAACGTGACACTGGAAGTATGCGCTACTAAGCGTGAAGCTTCTTATAAGCGTGATACTCTATACCTACCTATCGTGGGGGTATTGGCATGAAGAGTATTGGAGCAGTAGTTCTATTGTTGTGGGTAGCAGGTTTAGTTGGTTGGGTAGGGAATGTTTATAAGCTCGCCCAAACCGACTTTGAAGCACCATACAAGGAAGAGGTTATACGTATCATTGGAATACCAGTGGTTCCGTTGGGCGCTATAGTGGGCTACCTTAGCATAGAGGACGGTACTAATGAAAATTGATAAGCTACTACCAGACTGGGCATGGTTTAGCCTAGCTATAGGTTTATGGGTGTTAGCTATGAGTATTGACGGAGGTGGTATATGACCATTGACCAAGGACTACAAGGAAAGATAGTGGTAAGGATAGTGACTAGTGAAGGGAAACGTAAACTGTTCTGGCAGAATGTATACGTTGGTATGTTGAGACGTATGAGGGGGCATTATGAGCGTAGATAAGGTCTATTTGTCTATAGTTAAGGATAGTAGTGCTCTCAACTACCTTAGGGCTGTTATTGGCCAGCGTATGAAGCATGAGCATGATCAATATTGGCGTTATGCACCAGTGTTAAAAACCTTAGCTTCCAAGGTTGGTGTTATCGACGACTGGATTTTCCTAACGCCATCCGAATGTCACCAAGCTTGGAAACTCGTTATAGACTATGTCTATGGTGATGAACTAGCAGGACTAACAAACAAACTAGGCAGTACTCCTGCCATAACTATTACAGAGAAGGAAACTAGCATGAGCGTATCAGTAGAGACTAAGCATTTTGTATCAGGCAGTGACGTGTCAACAATGACACCTGATGACCTAATACGTAGTATAAAGAACATTGAGCAGGAAATTAAGGAGCTTAAGGCTGTTAATATACAGTCTGTATACATTGGTAAGAAAGTGGACGAACTGCGTGTTACACTAGGCGTAGTGGTTGGCCATTTGGACGATAGGTAGGGGTACTGTATGGACGTAGTAGAATTACAGCGACAAAGAATAAAAGAGTTGGAAGATATGGTATCTGACAGGACAGTTGAGCTGTGTGGACTATATGAAACACTAAGTAACCTATCACACGTCTTAGCATACCTTACTGATGATAAGTTTAAGGTGTTTGCAAGTGAACACCAGTGGAATGGACTAATTGTTGACTACCTAGAGCTAGGAGAGGACAGTTAAGTAAGAGTTATGAAAGGTAACGCGAGTTATGCGATATCTACCAGCCCCTTTTACATTAGAAAAACATTTGGAGAATTGAGTATGAGCAAGTTTAAAGCAGGTGATAAGGTGTGTAAGAAGTTCCCTAATAATCAGGGTAGTTGGGACGCTCACAAGTATGTAACCGTGGACTATGTAGATGGTAAGTGGGTGTATGCTAAGGAAACTGGTTCCTTGCGGGTGGCTGAGGATAGAGTGAAGTTCTATGAGCTATCAACGAGAGCTAAGCGTGAGGAGCTAGTGGCTGCGCTTAGGCTGGTACAGAGCTATAAGGTAGGCGTGTTTGCTAGTGACGGAGAGTTGTATGTAAGAGGGGTAAAAGGAGAATACCAAAACCCACAAGACCTAGTTGATGTACTAATACCACTAGAAACCCCTAATCAAGCTAAACTACGTGAACTAGAAGAGAAACAACGGGCTATAGCTGAACAAATGGAACAGCTACGCTCTGAACTATAGGAGAATACAATGCTAATCGAAAAGATATGCCCATTTACCGGGAAGGTTAATACTAAGGAAATAGATGTAACTTTGTTACAGTTGAAAGCTTGGCAACATGGACAACTCATTCAAAAGGCCATGCCTAACGTGTCACCCTCAGATCGTGAATTTATAATGACAGGCATTACCGATGATGCTTGGGATGATATGTTTGATGATGAAGGGTGATAACAACTATAGATAATGTAAGCAGGAAGGCCTCTTAGACTCTCTCTAAGGGGCTTTCTCTGTTTAGCCTAACCAACCTGCCAATAGACATTAAACAGGCTTAGAAAGCCTACAGGAGAATCCTATGCAGTTTAGAGCAACACGAGAAGATATATATGCCCAAGTGTTAAGAGACACAGCAGAGGTATTGAAAGATTTTCCTATGGACAATCCAACTATATCTGTACACCCACAACTCCAGGAAATAGTGGGCAAGCTAGGTGAAGTGTTGGACGAGCAGCTAGGGGAACTAGGGAGCACCGATGAGTTATGGGATGCAGTACATGCACGTTTATCTGTAGAAAATAGTAAGGACGATTGGATGGCTCTACTTCCTGATTGGATAAAATTATTGGTGAAGGCCGCTTATAGCTGTGAGAGCTCGCAGCTAAGGAAAGGCGAGACTAGGTTTAGTCTTATACTACAGCTTAACAAGAGTGATGAGCTAACTATCTATATTCAAGCGGGTATTTGGCCTTCTCAGGAGCTGTTTAAGCTTAGTGGTAAGCCTACTAGGGTGTTGGGTAAGATATTTGGTGAGAAGGCTGTGACAGCTCTGTGTGTTAAGCTTCCTATGAAGCCTAGGAACTTAGAGCTTCACTTCTCCAAGCACTACATACCTGAGCTATACATTATGATGTCTAAGGACGAGAATACTGGTAGCTGTATGAGTAAGCAGTCTAGGACATATGGACTACCTAACAACCTACACCCAATGATGGCATTTGAAGGAAGCAAGAATGCTGCCTTAGCACTATTGTGGGACAAGGAGAAGGGAAGGCATATAGGCAGGGCTGTCGTAGCTCTTGGCTTACATGGCAGTGAGTTAATATCGTTTAGCTCATGCTATGGTAGCTGTGGAGTATACCATCTGTTTAGTCAGCTAGACATGGTAGAAGATGATGATATGTGTGGACTAGAACTCTCTCTAATTGAGTATGACGGTGAATATCTCCTACCATACGTTGACGGTAATAGCCAGAGAGCAGATATACATGGGGACAGCTTTATAATAGATGAGGACGGTGAGCATGAGGCTGACCATGCAAGTGGTAGAGCTAAGGCCTCTACGTTCTGTTGTGACTGCTGTATATCTGACTGTGAAGGTGAGTCACATAGTACAGAAGATGGACAAGTGTGTGAGAATTGTATGGACGACTATAGGTATGTTGATGGTGAGTATAGGCACACTAACAATCTTATCTACATCCCCTCTGATAACGACTATGTGAGTGAAGATGATGCTGTATACTGTGACTACGAAGAGGTGTGGTACGACTCACATAATGAGACTATGTGTGAGCTAGAGGATAGGAGAGGTAATGTATACACAGTGGCTAAGTGTAACTTAGATGAAGCAATAGAACACTATGAGCCTGTCTCTATAGACGGGGAAATGTTAGAACAAGAGGAAGAAGCAGCATGAAACTATTAGACATATTAAAATATACGAGGTGTCATGGCTCATCTACTGAGGCTATGTTTATCAACAACTTTCTTATACCAAAGATAAACACGTTAGGCTACAAGCCATCAATGGACGGTGCTGGTAACATCTGGGTGGAGGTAGCTAGTAAGAAAGAAGCTCCCTTCCTATTCGTAGCACACATTGATACGTGCCATAGAGGAGAGGGTCTTATCAAGCCTATAGTAGAGGGCAACATCATACGTATGAATCCTAGGGACGTTGATAAGGCCTGCTTAGGGGCTGATGATGGTGTAGGTATCTATTGTAATCTTAAGATGATTGAGGCTGGTGTACAGGGAACCTACCTATTCACTAGGGGTGAAGAGAAGGGTGGTATAGGTGCTCAGTTTATAGCTACTACTACACCATATAAGCTTGAAGGCTTCTTAATGTCTGTTGAGGTGGATAGGGCTGGTACTGATGAAGTAATAGTGAGTCAGGCTGGTGGTGGATGTGCTAGTGAGGACTTTGGTGATAGGTTATGTGAACTACTAGGCATGGGGCACACTACGTCTCACATGGGTGTTTATACTGACGTTAGCGAGTTTGCATGTAACATACCAGAGAATGTAAACATATCTGCTGGTTACTATAGACAGCATACGCTTAAGGAAACTGTAGATACTAACTATGTAGACCTTATAGTGGAGAGAATGATAGCGGTTGATTGGTCTTCACTCCCTATTAAACGTGACAAGGGAGACTATTCATTCCCTGCTCAGTCATGGAACAATTATGCACCAGTGTCTAGTAGCTGGGAAGATATGCTAGACTATGTACAACAATACCCGGAGAAGGTGGCTAACTATCTGTTTAACGTAGGTGTAGACGAATATGAGATTGATAGTGAGTGGGCTGGGGACGTTATAGAGGACGTAGAGATACGTCATGGTATGTGGTAGAGAGATAATGACATATAACGAGATGCAGACTAACAACATTTATTGGAGAAAATAATGAGAAGACTTATTAGTTGGCATGGTGAGCAAAGCAATGTGACCATTGGGAAGGTGTACTATCGTGATCATGAGCGATCAACCCACTTTTTAGATGATGCTGACCGTGTTAGAGGTTGGAAGCATGGATTGTTTGAGGAAGTGGTTCCATCAACTACCACTACTACCACTGAGGAGCACACAGGAGGCTCTAGCAGCTATTACGACCTAAAGGTAGGAGATAGTACGGTTAAGTGCTTAGACATCATTGAGGGGCTTAATATGAGCTACAATGAGGGTAATGTGTTTAAGGCTGTCTGGAGGATAGCTGCTGCTAAGCAAGGTAAGTGTAAGAAGGGCAACAATAAGTATTATGACAGTGAGAAAATTGTATTCTTTGGTGAGAGACTATTAGCGGAGCATAAAGTATGAAAGTAGAAAACTTAGTAATAGAGAGAAGAGCTAGCTATGACCAAGACTACCCTAATCAACTAGTAGGTCTAGTGCAGGTCAAGGGTGAGCATGGCAAGATGGAAATTAAGCTGTCATCCACTGTTGTTAGTAAGATATTTGTACTAGTTAAGGAGGATGCAGAACGTGTGGCTAAGTATAACTCCTCACAAGTAGGGCAAGCTGTTGAGGAAGCATCTGGTGAATACCTACTTACTCATGGTGGTGACGTATGAATAATGCAGATAAAGTAAACCTAGTTGACAAGCTTATATATAGCGGAGCCTTAGACCCTTTCGTAGTGGAGGATCTTCTACTGACATACAAACTTACTGACGAGGAGGAGCCTTCTAATTGGGAGCTTAAAGGCGCTCTAAGAAAAGTGATAAAAGAGTTTACAACTCCAGCACAATATGATAAGATAGCGGCTGAGTATTGGGGCAACTAGTAATTATGTCAAACAAGAAGGAGTTAGGAAATAGGTGATTTATGAAGGTAGATAAGTATTTAGATGCGAACTATAAGAAGAACAAAAAGAAGGTTTCTGAAATCAATGAGCACTTTGAAGGCTGTAATTTTAGAAGCTCAAACATACCAATGGATGAATGCCCTTGTGATTGCTACAACAAGCAGGTTTTTGCTATAGGTATGCGACAAGGTATTGATAATTTTCATTCATAGCTAAGTAATTTGTCGTAAAGACTAGTTAGAAAAGTCCTTATTACAGGATAGTGAGCACAACAATTATTAGGAGAAAATATTAAATGGGGCAATGTATAACTAAGCTCCCGCATAGCTGCGGTAGCCGTTCAGCACTCCAAGTGTTTGAACAAGAAGATGGGAGCCTAGATGGGCATTGCTTTGCCTGTGGTGAGCATGTATCAGACCCACTAGGTGAAGGTAAAACCCTCAAGGACATACCTGAGAAGAAGAGGCTCACTAAGACACTTGAACAAATGGAAAAAGAATTAGCTGAGATAGAAGAGTGTGTAGCTATTGACCTGCCAGACAGACGACTAAGGAAGGAAGCCTTAGATGACTTTGGTGTAAAGATAGGAATGAGCGAGAAGGACGGTATTACTCCCACCTATCACTACTATCCCTATCGTAAGGATGGTGTACTTAAAGCGTATAAGGTTAGACATATACAGACTAAGAAGATGTGGTCTGTAGGTGATCAGAAGGACGTAGACCTGTTTGGTTGGGAAGAAGCTATCACTACAGGGGCTAAACGTCTAATCATCACAGAGGGTGAGCTAGACGCTGTAGCCCTTAAACGTATATTAGTTATGTACACTAAGGCTCAGTATAAAGATTATATACCTGCTGTCTGTAGTTTGCCACATGGTAGCTCAGGGGCTGGTAAGGACTTAGCCAACCTAATCCCTAAGATAAGGAAGCACTTCAAGGAGATAAGCTTTAGCTTTGACCATGATGCTGCTGGTGATAAGGCTGTAGAAGCTGCCTGTAAGGTGGTGAGTGATGCCACTGTTATCACCCTACCCGACCTAGATGGTAATGCATGTCTAATGAATGGTAAGGGTAAGGCTGCCTTTAAAGCTATTACATTCAATGCAGCTAAGCCTAAGAATACTAGGCTCGTATTCGGAGAGGACTTACATGAGGAAGCTAGGGAGCAAGCTAAGTATGGTGAGCTAACATGGCCTTGGGAACACCTCAACAAGACTACCAGAGCTATACGCTATGGAGAAACCATATACATTGGGGCTGGTGTTAAGATGGGTAAGAGTGAGCTACTTAATGCGTTAGGCTCCCACTTCATCAAGGAACATGGCATAAAGATATTTATGGCTAAGCCTGAGGAAGCTAATAAGAAAACGTATAAGCTCTTGGCAGGTAAGATGGAGGGACATGTATTCCATGATCCTGAGATTGAGTTTGACTATGATGCTTATGACAGGGCTGGTAAGATAATGGAGGGTAAGCTAGCAATGGTCAACCTCTACCAGCACTTAGGTTGGGAGACGTTAGAAGCTGACATATACTCAGCAGTTAACTGGGGTGCTAAGGCCATCTTCATCGACCCTATCACCAACCTAACCAATGGCATTGAGCCAAGCATAGCTAACACTAAGCTACAAGAGTATGCACAGAAGTTAGCAGCTATGGCATTAGACCTAAACGTAGTAATATTTATATTCTGCCACTTAAAGGCTCCCTCTAATGGGGATGACCATGAGCATGGTGGAGCTGTACTATCTAGCCAGTTCGCTGGTAGTAGGGCTATGATGCGTAGTTGTAACCTTATGATAGGTGTTGAGGGTGATAAGTCACCTGACCTAACTAAAGAGGAAAAGAACATGCGTGACCTAGTTCTACTAGAAGACAGAGAATTTGGACAAACAGGTAGGTTCCCCATCTATTGGGACTATAAGACTGGACTATTTAACGAGGCATAATATGAACACAAGAGAACAAATAGAACAACTATACGCTTCTAAGAGAGGGGAGTTAGTAAAGATATATTCTAGACGTGCTGGACATGACGATGTAGAGGACATGGTGCAAGAGGCTTTCTATAGAGCCCTCTTCTATGCTGACTCCTTCAACCCTAAGTTTGTTAGCCTGTCAAATTGGCTAACATCTATCCTAAACAACTGTCTTAAGGACTTACAAAGAGAGAAGATGGACGGGGCTGCTATGCACTCAGTTGATGAGGAGCCCACTATAAATGACCGATGTCCCTCTGACATTGAGATGGAGGGTAAGATATTAAAGGACATTGAGGGGAAATCTGGGGATACTAAGCAGATACTGTGGCTCTACTTCAAGATGGGTTATAAGCTAAAGGAGATACATTCTGTGCTTGGTAACAGCTACAATAACCTTAGCGTTGTGGTAGATCGTTTTAAGGGTAGTTGCCAAGCTAAGTATGGGCATCTAATGAGGGACTAGTATGAAAATAGACATAAGTGAGATGACCATTGAGAGTGTTTATTCCCACTACCTAATGTCCTCCTACCTATACTATGAAAGGTTCCCTGTTGTTCCTTGGTCAGACAACCAGTTTGATAGGGCTTGCCAGAGGTTATTAAGGGAGTGGGACACCTTAGAGCACATGCACAAGAACCTGTGTGATAGAGAGATGCTTGGGGCAGAGACTGGGTTTAGTCTTAAATATCCCACAGTAGTGAAGTCCTGCTCTCTTGACTGGGTTAATGATTCTATACAAGGAGTTTAGTATGAAAATTGCAGTGTTTGACGTTGAGGCTGATGGCCTGCAACCAAGTAAGCTATGGTGTCTCTCTTATAACAAGCATAAGGGAACTACTAACGTAAAGACAGTAGTTGACTATGATGGCATGAGAAAGTTTCTATTGTCTGCTGACGTACTGGTTGGACATAATATAACACGTTGGGACATACCTCACTTAGAACGTCTATTAAACATAACTATTACAGCTAAGCTAGTAGATACACTAATCCTTAGTTGGTATATAGAGCCTAACAGGGTGTTACATGGGCTAGATGATTGGGGCAGAGAGTTAGGTGTAGCTAAGCCTAAGGTAACTGACTGGTCTGAACAACCTATTGAAGTGTATGTTAACCGCTGTCAGGAAGATGTTAAGATAAATACACTACTATGGGAGAGATTCTGGAAGCATCTACTACTACTGTACGGTAGTGAAGAGAATGCTTGGAGACTCATCGACTACTTAAGCTTTAAGATGGACTGTGCTAGAGAACAGGAACGTGTTAAGTGGAAGTTAGACGTAGACAGATGCGAGAGAGTACTTGAGAAGCTCTTAGAGGACAAAGTGGAGAAGGTTGAGGGGTTGGCTAAGGTTATGCCTAAAGTAGCTGTGAGAGCCACACAGAGCCCTCCTAAGAAGCCCTATAAGAAGAATGGGGAGCTGTCAGTTACGGGATGCAGATGGCAAGGGTTTTTGCTAGAAAATAATTTGCCAGAAACACATAATGAGCCCGTAGATTACATTAGTGGTTACAACGACCCCAACCCAAACTCCATACCACAGATGAAGGCTTGGTTGTATGACTTAGGTTGGGAGCCAGAGACATTTAAGTATGATAGGAACAAGGAGACAGGAGATGTACGAAAAATACCACAGATTAACATGCCTCATGGGGCAGGAATATGCCCTAGCATTAAGCGCCTATATAAACAGGAGCCACAACTTGATCTTTTGGACGGACTCAGTGTTCTTACCCATCGTATCAGTATACTTAACGGCTTCTTAGCCAGTGTAGACGAGGAAGGTTATGTACAAGCTCAGATACAAGGACTTACCAACACTCTTCGATGGAAACATAAAGTGTGTGTTAACCTGCCAGGAATTGACAAACCTTACGGAGAAGATATTAGAGGCTGCCTCATCACCCCAGATGGATATGTTCTGGTCGGAAGTGATATGGCCTCCCTTGAAGACCGAACCAAACAACACTACATGTGGGACTACGATCCCGAATATGTAAAGGAGATGTGTACAGATGACTTTGATCCCCACTTGGATATTTGTGTGGCTGGTGGTATGCTTAGCAAGCTTGATGCTGATAACCATAAGAATGGCTTGGCTAACTACAGCAAAGAAAGGAAACTTGGAAAGGCTGCTAACTACGCTTGCGTATACGGTGCTGGTGGTTCCACTGTTGCCCGTAGTGCTAGCATTAGTAAGGCCGAAGGAGATAGACTTGTAGAGGCCTATTGGAAACGTAATTGGTCTGTAAAGGCCATAGCTGAGGCTCAAGTAGTAAAAGTGTGTAAGAAGCAGAAGTGGCTATACAATCCTGTTAGCAGGCTATGGTATAGCTTAAGAGCAGAGAAAGACCGTTTCTCTACGTTGAATCAGGGCACAGGAGTATGGTGCTTTGATACGTGGGTGAAATATCAACGACAGAGAGGACTGCCTCAAGTAGGACAGTTCCATGATGAGACTATCAACCTTGTTAAGGAGGCTAACAAAGAGAGAGCAGAGGAAGTGTTACGCTGGGCTATTGACCAGACAAATAAAGAACTTAAATTGGATAGAGAGCTTGACATTAGTGTCCAATTCGGATATAATTACGCTCAAATACATTGAAGAGAGAAAATATATGAGTTTAGACAAAGACTTCCTAGCAGGCTGTGTGACAGTTGTGCTAGTAATTACTGCCCTGATTGGCAGCATCACCTACTACAACTTGAGTCAGGACGAATTGGTGGCTGAGGCCATTAAGGGAGGGGCTTCACCACTCGAAGCTAAGTGTGCCTACAGTAACGGCATGGTATGTTACACTATAGCAGCTAAACAACCAACTCAAACTAAATAAGGAACAAATTATGTCATTGAATGCACGTAAGATTAAACAAACAGCATCAACTGGTGGTAGTACACAAGAGCCTATCGCTATTGGAGCATACCCAGCACGTATTGTACAGGTATTGGACTTAGGGCTACAGGCTCAACGTCCTTACCAAGGGAAAGAGAAGCCTCCTGTACATGAAATCATGTTAACGTATGAACTAACAGACGAGTTCTGTGTAGATGAGGACGGTAATGAAGACTCTGAGAAGCCTCGTTGGATTAGTGAGAATTTCCCTCTCTACTCCTTAGATGCTGACCTAGCTAAGTCAACTAAGCGTTACTTCTCACTAGACCCTGATGAGATTCATGAAGGTGACTTCACAGCCTTGATTGATACGCCATGTATGGTTACAGTTACACAACGTACTAGTAACGACAAGACTTACAATAACGTAGGTAGTGTATCTGGTATGCGTCCTAAAGATGCAGCACGTTGCCCAGAGCTAGTTAATCCGCCAAAAATATTTTTGCTAGATGAGCCAGACACAACCATCTTTGGAAGCCTCCCTAACTGGATGCAGGACAAGATTAAGGGCAACCTAGAGTATGCTGGGTCAGCATTAGAGCAGGCACTTAATGGTGGGGGAGCTACTCCTAAGGCAGACGATGAGACACCGAAGAAGGCTACGAAGAAGAAGGCTGCTGTTGTCGAAGCTGATGATGATCAAGAGGGCTGGTAGTATGGAAGAGACAGTAATGATACCAAGAAAGGAATATGAAAGACTCAAGGCTGACAGTGAGTTTTTAGCTCTACTATACGCTGCGGGGGTAGAGGAAACTACAGTGTATGAGTATGCTTGTGAGGTAGCTGATGGTTATTAAAACTGGAGACCCAGTAGTACTGATAGACAACACAAGTCTAGAAGAGTATGACCTAAAGGTGGGGACTAAGGGGTGGGCTAATAGTGTCACCTCAGTTCCCGGTAATGGTACATACATCTTCTTCATGCCAGAAGGTGACAAGGAGATGTATGTTCTTAGTGCTAGTAGACTAGAGGTTGATGAGGGGGCTAAGGCTGCTGGTCTTGAGCTTAATGAGCATACTCTACAAGGGAGAGGTGACGTATTAGATGCTTAATTGACGCAGATGTTCTAGTGTATGAGCTTGGGTTTAGTGGTCAGTATTATGAAGAGGAAGAGTATGAGGTGGGCTTGTTTAGAAAGACAGACAAGCTTATTATTAGAGACTTCTCCTTCGTAGCTGAACTTCTTGATCAACGTGTTAAGGAAATAGAAGCAGAGTGCTGGGCTAATGAGCCCTCCACTTTGTTCCTTACTAACGACAATACGCTTAACAAGCAATGGAACAGACTGAGAAAGATAAGAGGGGAGGAGCCCATTGAGTGTAAGCCTAACTTTAGGACAGCTATAGCAGAAGCTAAGGTGTATAAAGGACAGCGTACACAAGAGAAGCCCTACCATCGTGACAACATAAGAGCCTATATGCTATCTGAGTATGACGTAGTGGTAGCTAATGGCATGGAGGCTGACGATATGTTAGCCATTACACAAACTAACGCACCACCACTAACCACCATAATCTGTACTAGAGATAAGGACTTGAGGATGGTAGCAGGGATGCACTATGGTTGGCCTTGTGGTAAGCAGCTACAGTATGGGCCTAAGCAAGTGGAAGGTCTAGGGGAGTTGGAACTTAATGGAACCAAACTTACAGGAACAGGTTGTAAATTTTTCTACAGTCAAGTGCTCACAGGGGACTCAACAGATAACTATCCCGGTCTACCTAGATGTGGGCCAGCCGGAGCTTTCAAGTTACTTGCGGGTAAACAAACTGAGGCTGAACTTTTCGAGGCCACTAGTGGAGCCTATAGAGATAAGTTTGGAGATGGTTGGGAAGATAAATTCTTAGAGCAAGCGAGGTTAGCTTGGATGGTAGTACAATTAGATGACCAAGGGGAGCCTGTTATGTGGGAGATGTATGATGGCCCCACAACTGCCCAGTTTGATGAAGATCGTATGGACATTATTGGTCAGAATGGTAACGATGGTGAGCACTACGAGGTGGTAGGAGATGCGTGAATATGTTTTAGCAGTGATTGTTGGGTACTTAATTGGAGTGTTAGTCTGTGGACTTGTTGTCTACAACTCCCCAACTCAGGCATGCCCCCCAATAGAGGAGGTGGTAGATGGAGACAAGTGATCATGACTACCTATTAGAAATAGAAGAAGAAGCTAGGCACTTATCAACATGTGCCGAGGAGGAAACTGATGGCTGAGCACATTATCTCAAACCAAGCTAAGTGTGCTAAGTGTGGGGATGTTATATATAGTATGAGCAGACACCACTACGTTGAGTGTAGTTGTGGGGCTGTTATGGTAGATGGGGGTAATGCTTACTTAAGACGTAGTGTAAGCCCACACTTCATAGATCAATCCCTAACGATGGATAAGGAGGACTTCATCGCTATCTTGGACTACACCAAGGAGATGTATAATAGCAGGAACTCCCTAGGGATATTGTATGGTGTCTTCAGGGCGCTACGTGATCAAGGTTATGAAGTGGTGAAGAAGGAGGAGACTGATGGGAGTATTCGTGATAAGTGACCTGCACATAGGGCACAAAAATATCCTTAAGTTTGGTGATGGTACTCACCGAGACTGGGCAGGGGCTGATGTGTCCACCCACAATGACACACTTATCTCAAGGATAAACAGCAAGGTGAAGAAAGCTGACAAGTTATTTATCCTTGGTGATATTGTATTTAGGCGGGAGAACTTGCACTACTTAGCACAAATAAATAGTCGGCACATCCACCTAGTACTTGGGAACCATGATACTGAGTATTTTAATGTAAGGGACTACCTACCATATGCTGAAAAGGTCAGCGGTATGGAACGGCATGGAAAGTTTTGGCTTACGCATGCTCCAATACACCCTTGCGAACTTAGGGGGAGGGGAAATATACATGGCCATGTTCATAGTAATGATGTGCTTGGATTAGACGGAGAGATTGACAGGAGATATGTCAACGCCTGTGTTGAGGCATTGGAAGGCTACCCTATTAACATTCAAGACATATCAAATGGCTACTACTGGGAGAGACGGAGGTATTTTAATGGCTAGACCAGCAGGAGAGAAGACTAGGTGTGGGGGCAGGTGGACTGAGGCTAAGTGGAAGTCCTTCATTAAGAACCAACTCCGTGGAGCTACTAGGAAGTGGGCTCCTATATCAGACTGTCTAGCAAAAGCTAGGACTAGGAGGGGCTACTACAAGTGTGAGGGCTGTAAGAAGGAAGTGACAGCAACCACTAAGGAAGGACGTACCAGAGTAGGTAACGTGTTTGTAGACCACATAGAACCCATAGTACCAGTGACAGGCTGGGTTAGTTGGGACTCATGTATAGAACGTATGTTCTGTGAAATTTCAAACCTACAGCTCCTATGTAAAGCATGTCACGATGTAAAGAGTAAAGAAGAAGCGGGCGAACGTAAGACTCACAGAGATTCACTCAAGGGGATTGTATGAAGATAAGTATTAAGAAGTTCTTTAGCAGGGAGCCAGAGGACACTAGCTCAGTTGAGATAAAGGTTGAAGTTGAGGAGAAGAGTAGGACTGAGCTGTTCAATGAGGCTGTTGATCAGGTGGTTAGAGACAAATGTAGGAGGGAACTTCGTGAGCAACTAACAGAGATGTGCTACACAGAAGAGGAGGTTGCTCAGACTAATGCTGCTATGCTAGAGGGCAAGTGGACTCAAGAGAAGAGGGAAAAGTACCCAAAGGCTCAGGTTTATCACACTTCGTATGACTCTCGTCCAGCCCTTACCTTTAACGTGGAATCATTTATAAACAGACTACTAGAGGACGTTGTATGAGTAGTAAAATAGTAGACCTACCAAGGTTTAACACTGGAAATGGAAGACACGATGCTTGGAACAGACTCCAAGTTATAAACAACTTAGTACAGAGTGGTAGACGACTGGTAGCTGACACCTACCTAAAGAGCTTCACTGAGGCTGAACAAGAGGGAATGGCTAACACGTTAATTGCTATTCACGACAAGGGTTATGAGGCTGTACATAGGTCTGTTGTAGTGTCAATACACTAGGAGACAACATGAAGATAGTAGTGATACCTGATGCACAGATAAAGCATGGCCACCCAACAGATCACATAAGAGCTGCTGGTAACTACATAGTGAGGCATAAGCCTGATCATGTAGTGATTGGGGGTGACTGGTGGGACATGCCTTCCCTTAGCCGCTTCAACAGCAGCTTAGAGTCAGAGGGGCTTAGGCTTAAGGCAGACTTAGAGGCTGGCGATAATGCTATGATGGACTTTATGATGCCCATTATCAAGTATAATGAGAAGCGTAAGGCTCAGAAGAAACGTATCTACAGACCAAAGCTTACATACATTGTTGGTAATCATGACCCTCAGGTGAGAATACCTAGGCTCATAGAGGATCATCCGATATTAGAGGGCTTCATTGAAGACAACACTAATACGTTCCTCACTAATCTAGGATTTGACGTAGTCGATTACTTAAAGATAAAGACCATAGGGGGCATTAGGTTTAGCCATTACATTCAAAACCCACATAGTCTTAAGGGCTCACCTCTTGGTGGTGCTATTGATACCATGCTTAAGAATGCTGGGTTTAGCTTCTTCATGTTCCATCAACAGCGATATGCTATGGGCAAGCACTACTTGTCTGATGGTACAGTGAGGCTAGGTATAGTAGCTGGTGCTTTCTATGACCACGATGAAAGATATATGGGGCCACAAGCTAATAGACATTGGCGTGGCATAGTGCAGCTTAACGAAGTGGTAGATGGTGGGGCTGATGTATGTGAGCTGTCCATTGACTATCTTAAGAGGAAGTATTTATGAGCGCCATAGGAGACTTGAGGGCAGAGATAAATAAAGCTACTGCTGCTATTATATCAATACAATCAGCCTGTTCACACCCAAAGGAGTGCGTGACGAAGGTTGCTGGGGGTGATACAGGAAACTATTGTAAGTCAGATGACTCATACTGGTATGACTTTAAATGCGGCTTATGTGAGAAGCGTTGGACAGAGGATCAATAGCAATGACAGTAGAACTAACCCTAACCCCAGCCGACTGGTTGGAGTTAGTAGACGCTATAAATGAGCTAAGACAAAAGGTGTGCAGGCTAGAGACAGCACTAGGTGAACTTAGCTTTAGGACACACCGACAGACAGTTGTAGGGGGAGCATGAAGAAATTTAATAGCGGTGAGGGAGCTGGTATATGTGACATATGTAGTAGTATGTTATGGACAGGGCATCACCCTAATGTCTATAAACTAATTCCTTATAACTATTACAAAAACGAGGAGATGTTCTGTACTAAGTGTGACCCATACTTAGCAATGGGAATATCTAAAGAAGTTATTTCGAGGAAATATTTATGAATTTAGAACAACTTAAAGGTGACTTCCAAGCATGGCCTAAGATACCTAGAGGCCAAGGTGAGGGGGTCACTCTCACTGAGAAGATTGATGGGACTAATGCCTGCATACAAATAGTAGACGAAGTGATAGTAGGGATACAAAGCAGAAACAACCCTATCTACCCATGCTTACTGTCAGGGAATAAGTCCTCTGATAACGCTGGCTTTGCTGCTTGGGTAATGGACAACGAAGAGGACTTACTACAGCTTGGTGATGGACACCACTACGGTGAATGGGCTGGCCCATCTATTCAGAAGAACCCACATAAGCTAGAGGAGAAAACCTTCTTCTTGTTTAACACGTTTAGATGGAATGATGACAACCCTAATAGGCCTTCCTGCTGTTCAGTTGTACCAGTGCTGTACAACGGGCAGTATACAGATAGTTGTATTAAGGACACTCTTACTGCCTTGTGGGACTCAGAGGTAGCTAAGGGTTGTATGCCAGAGGGAGTGATAGCATACTTCCACAAGACTAAGCGTTATGAGAAGCACACCTTCCGTGATCAGAGTGGTAAATGGAGAGCTGTATGACAACTAAAAATCATGAATTGTACGACATAGCATTGAGAGACAAGCACTTGATGCCAGTGATAGCTTATGGCTGCGCTGGTGTAGGCAAGACCTACGGTGCTGTAGGTGCTGCTATTGAATGGATAGGGAAGGGGAACAAGCAGAAGGTATTGGTGACCAGACCTAATGTAAGCTTTGCTAAGGAGAGTGGCTTCCTACCCGGTACAGAGCGAGAGAAGATTGATCCTTGGGTTAGGCCTATCCAGCAGAACTTCAACGCTAACGGGGCTGGCAAGGGACAGCAGGAGTGTTGGGAGAAGAACGGCAATCTAATCTATATGCCCCTAGAGTTTATACAAGGGCTCACCTTTGACAACACGTTTATTATTGTAGACGAGTGTCAGAACATGACCTTCCAACAGCTTAAGGTGTTCCTGACAAGGACAGGTAAGTGGAGTAAGGTGGTGTTGTGTGGTGACGTAGCCCAGATTAGTCCTAGGTTTCAGGGCAGTGGGTTAGCTGAACTGCTACAGATGATAGACTATTGTAATATGAACGTACATACCATTGAGTTTCACAAGGAGGACATCCTTCGTAGTGACCAGTGTAGAGCTTGGATAGAAGCGTTTGAGGACTGGGAGAACAGCCGATGAGTAGTATTACGTTAGTCAATTTGGAGAACGGAGACTTTGAGGTAGTGGGCTATGATGCCTACAACAAAGAAGAGGAAGTGTTCCTTGGGAATATAACAAACCCTGATGGCCATTATTACTTTGAGGCGTTTGAGAGCAGCCCACTCTTGCACTGTAAGTCTCTAATGGACATAGGATATGAGTTATCAAGACTTAATGTGGGAGGTAGTAATGAGTGAAGAGATTAAACTTCTAACTGCTCTGTGTGAAGCCCTCCTCTTAACTGTTGAGAGGCGCGTAGAAATTAAAGAGGGAACCCCAACTTCCCAGCCCTTTAAGGGTGAGTCGAGGTATAACGGGGATGGGTGGTATATCCCGATAACAAGGGAAGTATCCTACAAAGTAACTAATAGGTGCAGCCGATGAGAGACGTTAACTGGACAGCTAACTCAAGAGGCATAGAGTATCACTTCTATATACATGGAGTGATAGAGTGTAGTGAGGACTATACAGACCTCCTAGATACGCTCTATACAGCCTCTGAGGAAGACATAATCTATATGCATATCAACACAGCAGGTGGTAGCTTAGACACCACTGTGGAGATTATACACGCTATGGCACAGACTAAGTCTTCCATCATAACATGTGCTGATGGGCTAGTGGCGAGTGCAGGTAGCCTCTTGTTCTTCTCAGGGCATGGGTTTAAGATTGGGGAGTTCTGTGAGGTGATGCTACATGATGGTAGTGGTGGAGACTTTGGGAAGGTTAATGAGAACCTAAAGTCTGCACAGTTCACCTCTAATAGATTGGCCAACATCTATCGTAAGGTGTATGGCCCCTTCTTTACAGAGGCAGAGGTTGATGGGATACTAGAGGGACGTGATTTATATTTGACAGCAGATGAAGTTGGTGATAGACTATCTGTCCATAATGAAAAGATGCTAGAAGAAGAGGAAGCAGATGCTAACGAAGAGTAATAAAATATTGAGTGAGATAACGGTCTTTAACAAGTACGCTAAGTACAGAGAAGATAAAGGACGGAGAGAGACTTGGGAAGAACTTGTAACACGTAACAAGCAAATGCACCAACGTCAATATCCAAAACTAAAGAAGGAAATAGAAGAGGTATATAAGCATGTCTATGCTAAACGAGTACTGCCCTCCATGCGCTCGCTTCAGTTTGGTGGACGACCCATTGAAGTTGCCAACAACAGAATATATAATTGTGCCTTCCTGCCAATCGACCACATTGATGGCTTCAGCGAGCTCATGTTCCTACTACTTGGTGGAACAGGAGGTGGATATAGTGTGCAAAGATTGTGGGTTGACAAGCTACCTACTGTCAAGGGTTGCCTCGAAGAGTCCAGAAGGTTCCTTATTGGGGACAGCATTGAAGGTTGGGCTGATGCAATTAAAGTCTTGGTGGAAGCGTATTTCCTTGGGAAGCAAAGACCTGATTTTGACTACAGGGATATACGTGAGAAAGGCGCTGCCTTAATTACAACTGGGGGCAAGGCTCCCGGCCCTGAACCATTAGAAGCATGTGTAGAAAAACTAAGAGGTAAGTTAGATGAAGCTCAAGGAAGACAACTTAAACCGATTGAAGTTCATGATATTTGTTGTATCATCGCTGACGCTGTGCTTGCTGGCGGCATACGTAGGGCAGCACTCATCGCCCTCTTCGACAGGGACGACCAAGAAATGCTACGCTGCAAGTCAGGCAGTTGGTGGGAAGCCCACCCCTATCGGGCAAGAGCAAACAACTCAGTGGTTCTGCCGAGAGGCAAGGTATCGAGGACTGAATTCTATGGACTGATGGACATAGTACAGGCTAGTGGTGCTGGGGAACCGGGAATCTATTGGACTTCTAACGAAGAGTGGGGGACTAACCCTTGCTGTGAGATAGGACTACAACCTTTCCAGTTCTGTAACCTCTGTGAGCTTAACGCCTCAGACGTATTAGATCAACATGATCTTAATGAACGTGCTAGAGCTGCTGCCTTTATAGGTACACTACAAGCAGGCTATACAGACTTCCACTATCTACGTCCAATCTGGAAACAGACTACAGAGAATGAAGCCTTGATAGGTGTAGGTATGACAGGTATAGGATCAGGTGCTGTACTTAAACTTAACTTGAGGGAGGCTGCTGATGAAGTGGTTGAGGAAAATAAGCGGGTGGCTAGTCTTATCGGGATCAATCCTGCTGCTCGTACCACTACTGTTAAGCCAAGTGGTACTAGCTCCCTTGTTGTGGGTAGCTCGAGCGGGATTCATGCTTGGCATAGTTCTTATTATATCAGACGAATGCGAGTAGGAAAAGATGAAGCACTATATCATTACATGCTACAAGAGATGCCTCAGTTGGTTGAGGACGACAAGTTCAATCCTAAGGGAGCGGTGTTATCTTTTCCTCAGGCTGCTCCGAGAGGTGCAATCCTCCGTACTGAATCTCCACAAGAGCTTCTGGATAGAGTTAGGTTATTTAACCTTGACTGGGTTCGTCATGGCCATGTTAGCGGTGACAACACCCATAACGTTAGTTGTACAATAAGTCTTAGAGACAGTGAGTGGGGAGAATGTATTGACTGGATGTGGAGCAATAGAAATGAATACAATGGAATTTCTGTCCTACCTTATGATGGTGGAACCTATGTCCAAGCACCATTTGAGGACATTACAGAGGCTAAGTATTATGAACTGGAAAGTTCCCTCACTGCAATCGACCTCTCGCAGGTCTCAGAAGATGTTGATAACACAGACCTACAATCAGAAGCAGCTTGTGCTGGAGGGGTTTGTGAGCTAACCTTCTAAACCTTCTAACACTTTCTTACAGGCATAAAAAAGGAGCCCCTTAAGGCTCCACACTTCTTAGGGAGAGGACAACTTTATTTAGTTGTCTTACCTCCCCCGTTAACTCTGATATATTATCTGTAAGCCTATCCTGACCCTTAGCCAAATATTCTGAACTAACCTCACTCCTCACCACCTTGTCATTCAATCCTTTGACGTGTACTAGGAGGGAACCTTGCCCCTCAGCAACCCTCCCTATAGCTTCTATCGTAGAGTTTAGTCTCTCCTCAGAGATGTCTATCCTACTCTGTGTTGTTGTATAAACGCCAAGGAGCCCACCAGAAACAGCTAACATAGCTGTCCCCGCTGTTATCCATTCTGGAATGTTAATCACCTACCCTTTCCCCCATACCAAGATTTAATTTCTTTATACATAGACGTAGGACTAGGCAACACCCAGCCAACTATTAACAACAACAACACCCACGGTGGTATGTCCTGTATGTTAGTGGTGTTTATGCCTCCTGTAATGCTCTCTGCTTCTATTTCAGACGTGTCCCCTACCCTACCTACCACTGACTCTTCTTTGTCGCCTATAGTGGTGTCTACTTCAAGGCTAGGGCCACTACCACCTCCCACTGCACCCTTGATTAAGTCAAGTGGTGTACAAGCTAGGAGAGTGATAGTTAGGAGGACAGGAACTACTACCTTCACTTCACGCCTTCTTTGGGTGGATAGAGTACTCCCACTATACCAGCTAGCAACGTAGCTAACTGCTCTCCTGATCCTAGTGGTAAGCCTAAGCCTGCCCCTAACAATAGGGCTAGTCCTAGCCAAGTAGTCTTCTGTTTACCAAATGCTATTAGTCTTTCTTTCATATATCACCTATCTAATTCATACCTACTTTAAAGAAAGCAGTAATAAAGGCCAAGACTATCTCATCTTCCTCCTCTATTTGCTGCCGTAGTTGAAACTTCTTACCTCCTCCTGCACCTCCTCCTATGGAGACAACAGGAACCTCTGGTTCAGGCTCCTGCCCAGTGTCACCCCAAGAGACTCCCCAAGAGACTCCCCAAGAATTCCCCCAAGCACTAGCCATTATGGCCCCCAAGGATCGAGAGCTGTACCTGATCCAGTTATAGACGTATCACTAACTGACTTAACATTAACGTCTAACTCATTAGCATTTGTAAAGGTAAGCTGGTCTGTAGTTGACTTAACACTAGCGGCTGTTGTTAGTTCTGCTGCTTGTGGTGCTGTCAATCCACTACCTGCTGTTACCACATAGACCACATTTTGCCAGTTGACATCTATACCAAAACCAGAAGTTGTTGGGTCTAGGACAGGATATACACCATCATCTCTATAGATTCGTGCTGTATCAGTCTGTCTCTTAGACGCTGTAGTTTCATTGTCTAGGTAGATAGATGTTATTGCAGTTATGTTCTTGTAGTTACCAGCATCTGCTGCTATGAAAGCACCATAAGCTCCCTCAATACCTGCTGTGGTTGTTAAGGTGAAACAATAGAAAGCATACATCTCTGCTGCTGTGAAGTTTGAGTTCACTATTAAGTTGAACTGATCATTGACAGGAGTGTAGCTAAACTTAGTAATGGTTGATCCGTCTATACCATTGACAGCATATACGCTATCAGCAGATATAAAGTTATCACCATCTGCCACAATACCTGCGGTAGTTGCAGCTACAATTGTCTGCCCTACTTCAAAGGTGGTTCCTGCATTAGCATGAGCAAATCTTATTCTTACATTATCCCCATCAGAGGCATAAGCTGCATCCCCATCGGTGTATGTATCTGAATAGCTAACCCCTGCTGGGTCTCCTGAATAGATAAGAGTGGCAGTTGTCACGTTATATATCTGTAACTCAGTGTCGCCCCCGACATCATCAGGTAGATTAGTGATGCTTATCTGAGCTGTTACTGGTGTGGTAAAAACCCCACTACCAAAGTCTTCATCTTCTTGCTGTTGTAAGAAGTCTGGATGGTATGAGCTGTTTTCCTCAAAGTAGAAGCCATGCTTCTCTGTAGTGTCCTCTGTGTTCTCAACAAACTGGAAGATAGAAGAATAACTCCCCCCACTCTCAACAACTGGGCAAGGCAGGTCAAAGGCTCTAAGTGAGCTACCATACAAGTTAGCTGCTGTTGGATCGGTGTACGTATCAAACAACCACTGAGCCATTAGCTCTTCTGGGCTCTTTGAGTTCGTTGCCTCTGTTACTTTGAATGAGAACGTATAACCTGTCTGTTCTTCTACAGGAGCACCCTGTTGGTTAGTAACAACTGGAGTGAAAGTCTGGTCACCACTTGCAGTGCCTGTGGCTGTATTTGTCAACACTATTGTATATTCGTAAGGCTCTAAAGCACTTATACCAAAACTTGACAGGACGTTGTTTCTATCCTGATAGTAGTCAATAGCAAAAGTCTTAAAGACTAAGTGTCCTTCATAGTTATAGTCAGCAGTAGCATCACCGTTAGTGTCAGAGTAGTATTGAATTACTTGATCTACTACACCTCCAACTAGGGTTACACTATTTACTGTACCTCCCTCAGATTGAACATACCTTACCTTAGTAGTTCCCCCTATAGTACCTACAGACTTAACACTACAAAAACGATGAGTATCATTACCAGTAGTGGCATGTTCCCATGTCATACCAGCACCTTTCCAGAGGGTAACACTGCCACTATCTAGTTGGGATGCTGTTGTACCGTCAGATGTAAACTCAAATCTATCTGGCCCCACTGCCACAATAGGAAACTCAGTGTTATCCAAAGCACTCTGAGCTATCCAGAAATCTATCAAGGCACTGTATACGTTCACACCTTGTTGATTATCGGCTAAGTAACCAAGTCTTGTAGCTCTAGCCCAATGCACTTGTCCTGCTGTGGGTGAGCTTGTTGCTGCCCAAGTGAGACCATGAGAGGCATTGTAAACAGGGTCTGCTGCTAAAGTTATAGCAACGGTTACACTTGAAGCGCCTAACACTACCCCTGTCTGTCTTTGTGGCAGATAGCCAGCCTTCATAACAGTTATCTCATAAGTACCTGCTGCTGTAGTAGTGGCACTTGTACCTGTAGCAGACGCTTCTATTGTCTGTGTCCCAGTATCAAATATCTTTATATCACTTGCAGCTACATTAGATGTAACCTCTAGCTGAACTGTTGGAGCAACTACAGTTATCGTACCACCACCAGAAGCGTTAAGCTTTCCAGATGCTATGGTTACGCCTGCTGTTACTGTTAGAGTTCCTGTTCCTGTATATTCGATATAGTAAGTTGAATCTGAGAACGTACACTCTGTTACGTCTAGAGTAGTTGAACCTACTACGTCAATTAAGATGTCAGTCTGATTACCTGAAAAGATTACTCCCGTCAGGTTAGCGCCAGAAGCACCGTCCATTTCAAGAGCTGCTGTAGTAGAGTTCTTGATAGTAGTATTAGTCAGTGTTGGATTGTTAGCAACTATTGTTGCACAGCTATCAAATAAACAACCATCAAACGTATGTCCATTCACTACAGCTAACTCACCCGCTCCCTGAATAACACAGGAAGTGTATCCAACTGTTGCAGATGTTGACCCTGTAGAGTTCCAGTAGAAAGGTGTGTTACTTATCCAGTTACATAGCTCAAATGAGACAGTGTCACTTGCACTAGCATTGACTTCAAACCCCAAGTCATTATCATTTATATGTGCTCTCCCCCAAGGTATAGTGAAGTCAGCTTGCGCAGCAAACTCAAAGGTTGCTAGGCTGTCTTCAAACCAAGTGAGGGTAGACCCGTCTCCTACTCCCCAAGGAAAGAAACAGTGGTGCATATTACCAGTAGGTGACTCTGTTGTTTTAGTGTCATCTGTATCTATCTGGGCACGTAGTGTAGCAAACGACCCTCTGTCCCCAGTCACTCCATTTATAGCTATATATGGGTCAACATACCCGATAGAGTCTATATATAGGGTGGAGAATGAGCCAGCAAAAGTTCCACATAGCCCAATTCTAGTCACATCTGTTGGGTCGAATGTCCCACTGTAAAGATGCGCAGAAGTACTCCTGCTCACGTTGATAAGGCTGGCAGAATAGTTAGTCAACACCGGAGCGTCTGCCCCGTAGATAGGCCAAGCTGCTTCCTCTGTACCAAGGCTTGAACTATTCATATAAACCATAGCTCCACCAGAGCTAGTTAGGTTGGCAAGCTTGGTGTAGGTGGTAGCTGAGTGAGAGTGGAGGACACAAAAGCGACCAGTAACAGTGAAGTCTGTTGAAGACACTGTGTATATCCCACCCTGTAGTCCATTACCTGTACCAGCGTTCCCTAGAGCCCCGTTCCCTGTATCATTTATACCAGTAGCAAATCCATTACCTAAGTAACCAGCACTGGCTGGTGTTGAAGAGGCCAGCATTGAGCTAGGGTTTACACCACTACCACCCCCTGTATCACACGTATTTAGTGAGGTGTATCCACCACTTATACTTGGTGCTGCCATTATTCACTACCTCCTATACATGATATGGCAGCTTCGCTGCTCCTACTCTCTGCTGTGAGAGACCACCCCCTCACACACATACCATCAAACTCCACTTCATAGCCTACTATTTCTTCTAGTCTTAGCACACTTCCGTCTTCTCTTGTTAGGGGTGGTGTGAATGTGACAACCATTGGGACGCTTAAAGTCTCGTAAGGCTCTACACATTCTACTCTATATTCTGCTGCTTGTATTCTATTTGCCTCTACTGTGTAGTTAGGACTCATTACTAGGTTTATCTCCGCACACAAACCAGAAGCTAATAGTACATTTACTGCTGCTTCCAGCGCAGTGTGTAAGGAGTTAAAGGCCATTATAGTCTCATTCTGTTGGTGTTGCCATTATACCTTTTAGCCTACCACTACTATCTCTTTCAACAGAGAAGTGGTAGGTGGGTTTTGTATTAGTTAAATTATATATCTTAGCCACTAGGCTTTCTACATCTAAAGCTGGTGGTAGACTTTCCTTCTTAATACTCGTGGAGAGCATTGCCTTGAGTTCTCCCTCTCGCTGCATACGAGCCTCTCTAAGCTCTGTTATAAGAATATCCAGCTTGTCCCCTAGCTCAGAGGAGAGAGAGCCCTTAGAGAGCTTCTCAAGAGCTTCTCGGAGTATCATGGCATCTTCTGAGCCAGCTATCCTTTCATACTTCTTCATAGCCTCTTCCCTCCCTTCACTTGAAACTTCTCTCCCGTGGCAGGGTCTTTATAGAAGCCATCGGACAACCCATCATACTCTTTTCCCTGAGCTAGGTTACGCAAGGCTTCTTGAAACACCTCTACTCTGTCTGGAGTTTGGTCGTTCCAATCACTGTTGGCAGCTTCAAGAGCAGCCTCTTCATACTTCCCTGCCTTTATTAGCTTCCAAGTTTCCTTGTGCTCTTTATACCAGTTAATACCAAGCTGGAAGTTTACTGAGGCTAACACCTTAATAAACTCCTTATCTTCCACTTTAAGGGACTTAGCTTGCTTCTCTGCTGCTGTCTTAGCAAGTTTAGTGTCTTGCTCAAACCACTTGTCAAGCTGCTCCTGCTCTATCTCGTCCCCCTCTTTATACTTCTTAAGTTCAGAGGAGGTTAGTTTATGTCCATAGCCAGCCGTTAGAACTCCCTTGTCATCCTTCTCCCCTTGGTAGACCTTGGACTTAAATCCTTCCTCAGCATGTAACAACTCCTTAAGACTAGTCATCTCATTTTGGGAGTCTTCTCTTGCTAATGCCTCGTCAAGCTCCTTCATACGCTGTTCTTCTGTAACTGGCTCAGACGTGGTGCCTTCAATTACAGGAGTTTCTTCTACTGGACTGCCCCAAGTTATATTTCCCACAGGCGTGTAAGGTTCTTCTTTAGGCTCTTTAGGAGCCTCCCAAGTTATCTTTCCCCTAGGTATGTAGGGTTCTGGTGGATTACTTACCATCAGCGCCCCCAACCTTAACAGGAATGCCATTCCGAATAACAAAAGTATTACCTTCTTCGTCAACACCTGTCTTCCCCTCATACTGCGAGTAGTCAACTACCGTAGCTACCTCTTGAGTAGCAGGGGCTTGTTCCTGTTGGGTTTCATCAGGCCATAGCTGTTCCTTCCACGAGTTAAAGATGGACTCCTGAGACTTACCACTAAGGTTTGAATCCACTCTTACTACGCGAGTAAGTGGCCCAGTAATCTTATTGTTAAGCTCCTCTGCTTGAGCACGTCCTCTCTCAGTCTTTGATCTAACCATGACTTGACCTCCTTCAAACACTAGGTCAAAGTCTTTACCAGTAGTGAGGGACTGTGAAGCCCTAATCATTCTTGGAGAAGTCTTTGGCATCTCCTCTCTTCTAGCGTCATTAGATAGAGTAGTTTTGGAGAGAGATACAAAGTTATCTGCCACCTTGCCTTTGTAAGTGAACACCTGTCGATTCACGTTATCAAGATCAGCGTTAGACAAACCTCTCATCTTAATAAACCTACCAACCTCAGGGGTTGCTAAGAAGGCAATAGACTTATCTATCTCCTTTGTTGAGAGAGTTTTAAATGCCTCTGACACCTTAGCTACATGATAAGAGAGCAACTTCTCTACATCCTTAGGCTCCCCTTGGTGTGTACCATCTAGAAAGCTCTTGATGTTCTTTGTAAGTATATCTCTAGAGGTTGTGAGTGATTCTGTTATCTCCGCACCACCTGCAACAGGGTCTCCCTCTTTCCTAGTGAGGGCATCTACGTGGAAGTTATTAATATCAGTACCAGCCTGTGTGGTAATTCCTTGAGCGTATACACCCATACTATCTCCAAAGAGACCTCTAAGTGCCACGTTCATTTGTACTGGCTTGCTTGAGTTTATTAGGGCATTCTGGAGCTTAACGTTCTCCAAGTCCACTAACTTCTTCTCAGCAGCAACTACTTGACCCTCCCCTATTGACGCTAAGAAAGGTTCACTTAAGGACTTAATACTGCTTGTAAATGCCTCCTGCTGTACTGGCAGTCCCCCTTCCACTTTAGCTGCAAAAGCTGAAGCCATACGAGTTGCCCCACCCACCCAGTCATTCCATTTTTTAGTTAGAATCACTTCAGCTTCAGCTTCCCCAATCTTCAGCTTGTTAGCTTTATACTCAGCAACTAATCTTTCTTGTTCATTAGCTGCGTTGACAGGAGACTGTAGGAGTGCATTGTTAATAGCGCCCATCTGTTCAGTCTTTATCTCCTGCTGCTTTAGCTTATACTCATTACTGTTTTTATCAAACTGAGCAGCCTCTAAAGCTAATACGCTCATCTTGGTAGCTCTTGCCTGAGTATCTAGGGCATCCTTCCTCAGGTTAGCCATGCCTATCTGACGTTGGATAGGCCCCTGATCAGGTGTCCAGTAGGTACTATTGTTATACTCCTCATCTAACCTCTTCTGAGCTTGCTCCTCTTGAGAGCCCTCTATGAGAGCCCTCCCTGCTAGAGTCTTAGTAGTCTGTAGCTCTGTAGAGGTTAGGTCGTCTGCGTTAGCTCCTTGGCCTAATAAGGAGTCCTTATCCCTTTGTAAGTAAGTGTTAGCTTGCATCTGTGTCATCTGACCATTAGAAACAAGCCCAGCATACTTCCGTATAGAAGTATCATACTGATTGCCAAAAGTCTTCTTAGCTTCCTTCTCAGCAGCTACGGCCTCTGCCTTAGCATTAGCCTTGTAAGTAGTTGCTATGCTAACACCTGTATTTACTGCTGAGTTGATACCATCAAGTAAGGCAGCTCCCTCTGCAACTTTGTTCTCTACCACAGGGGCTTGGACAGACTCTACATCACTAAAGCCCCTCTCTCCAGTACTAAACTGTCCTGCATTAAATCCTGCCATTACTCTTCTCCTCCTGCTCTCTTATTACTCTCATTCCACTCACTCATTTGTTGTATCTCTGGAGAAGCATTCCCCATAGCCTTGTAGAAAGTTTCAGTTTCCTTCACTCCCCAACCAGCTCCGCTTAGTAGCTTCTGAGTAAGAGTCATATCAGGACGTAGTTTCTTTATTATATATTGAGCCATCTTAGGTGGTGGTCTTCCTCCTTCAAAGGCAGAGAACGCTCCTCTAAGAACATACTCAGCTCGTTTAGGGTCGTCCATGTTAAACCCCTCTATGGTGGCATACTTCTCATACTCAGCTAGGATAAGGTCAGCATCATTTCTCATGTCACTACTACCTTCATACAACTCCTTGTTAGCCTTCCTTGCCATTGTCTGCCAAGTAGTCTCTAAACCAAAAGCTGCTCTAGCAAAAGTCTCCATGAAAGAAACATCTTCATCCTGCAGCTTACCACTAATGGCGCTGTAACGCTTTCCTAGCTCGTCTGTGAGGAGTTCTTTATAAGCAGTACTTAGTCCCCTAGTAAGGGCACTATACTGCCAGAGGGCTCCATTAGGGCCAGCAAAGCTCTTAACATCGTTCCATGCTTTCTCTGGTGTCTCTGCTAAAGGTGCTGTAACCATACTACCAAACGACTTAAACAAGTTTGTAACGTATGGGTTATAACCACTGAACATACTCAAGGAAGGAGAGGCTTGTGCTATTGCCTGTATCATATTGACACCAGACATGTCCTCTGCCATTACTTGAGCTAAGGTGAATACACCAGCGAACTCAGGGTCAAACTGTACGTTACGCTGCCAAGAGGCACTGCCAGCATCTTCAAAGACTTCATTAGCTAACGTGTTAATGATACCACCAAAGAGTCCATTAGTAATAGTTTCAGTGATTAGGTCTCCCTCACTTCCCTCTACACCTACACCAGCTCTCACATGATAAGTAAAGCTAGCAGGTAAAGGCATTACTAAGAACTGCCAAGCTGCTGTTGTAGCTTTCTCTCCCCCAGTTAAGCCTCTATCCAACACCATAGTAAGTGCCTTATAAGGACTTATCATGAACTGAGTCCACATGCTTAGGCTGTCCTTGTTCCAAGGCATCTCACCAGCTTTGTTCATGTTCATAGTAAGGGTACGAGTCTTGGCTCTAACAGCATCAAAGTCTGCTGCATTATCCATTGACTTACCACTCTTGATAGCGTCATTCCTAGCTGATAACCAATAGGCCATAAGGTTAAAGGTTTCACCCTTATCAAAGCCCATCTCACGTCCTTTATCAGTCAGCCAATTAACAGGCTTCTTGATCTTCTGGAAGCGACTAGTAGGCATCATTCCCTCTAAGCCATTCTCAACTAGCAAGTGTTTATCAACACCTACAGCTAGTCCTGTCTTGTCCCACTCTTTCCTTAGCTTCAATATCTCACTAGCTTTCTCTTTACCCATAAGTTTAACTAGAGCAGCATCATCACCTTCGTGTGTAATACCTACCACTAACTTCCTCATGTCCCCTGCCATACCACCACCAGCTACATACTTAGGGTTTAGTAGGGTTGTCATTAGTGCTGGTAATCCCTGTACCATCCACTGAGAAGGAGGAGCTGATAGTGCTATGTGAGCATTAAAGGCTGTTCCTTTGAAGGCTCCTACTAGTGAAGGGACTTCATCTCCAACAACTAATACACCTTTCTCTAGTCTCCTAGATATAGTTCCAGCTATTTTACTGGTAATGTTAATGACGTTCTTCCAACCAGCATCAATACCGTTGTAGTAGCCAAACTTCAAGTAGTTGTAGTGCTCTACCATAGACTTAGCATCAGCCATCATCTTGTTCTGTTCACTACCTAGCTTGTCACCCTTAGTAAAAGACTCACCTGAGTTAGGAAGTCTTGGGTTCTGGAAGTCATCCTTAGGTAGGACATCACCATACTTAGTTATTATCCTAGCCTCTAGGTCATCTAGATACTCCCTCATTGGGACACGTCTAGCAAGTTCACCAGCAGAGTTCTTAAAGCTCTCTATTGGGTCAGCTATACTAGGAGACATATCACCAGTACGTGAGGAGTCAAACTCTTGTAGAGTCTTACCACGCTTACGTTGAGAAGTAAGTCCAGCAGTAGAAGCCACTTCAAACTTCTTAAGGGCTGTCTCTGTTCTGTCCATGTCTCTAGCATTACGTAAAGAGTAAGACCAAGTACGTCCCTTGAGTGCATTAGAAGCATTCTCTGTAAGTCTGTCTACAGCTATCTGAGCTGACTTAGACTCAGGTGAAGTAAGGATAGCCTGCTTAGTAGAAGGCATCTCAATACCGTTCTTGTCCTTCATAACACGTTCAATAAAGAAAGGAGATTTATAGTCTATGTGAGACCATCCTTCTATGTAAGGAAGTATTGTGTCATTGTCTTGAATAGCTTTAATATACTTTCCACTATCACCTTGACGGACTAGTACGTGTGATATTTCAACATCATCTATAACCTGAGGTGACTTGAGAGCAATTACTTTAGCTCCTTCAGCGTCCCATTCAGCCCATGAGTTTGATGTTAACTTAGTCTCACCAGCAGCGGAGTCATACACTGTAGAAGGCCTCTTAGCAAGTGGAGCATTCTTGTCCAACACCTTACCAATAAACTTATTGTCAGAAGCAACGTCTACATACATTGAGTAGTTCTGCTCTCTTAAAGTCTTAGCCATATCTGTATTAGATAAGTGCCACAACTGGTCATTCATATACTTCCAGTTGTCTAAGATTTTAAACTCAGCTTCCTCAACAACTCCCATCTGCTCTAATTCATTCCTAGTAAAGTTCTTACGAGCCATATTCTGGTCACTCATAACCTTACTTAGTCTCATAGAGCTAGCTTCTGGGAGTGCAGCCATTGGCTCTGTAACACCCTTAGTAAACTTATCCATGATAACTTTCTGTAGTCTGTTACCACGGTCTACAGCTAACACAGAAGCACTAGCAATCCTTGGGTCTAGCATGTGTGCTACTTGGAATACATATCTACTTAACGTACCTCTTCCCGGTATAGGGGCTTTAGTACTTAAGCTATCTAAGAAGTTTAACTTAACAGAGAGGTCATCTCTTGCAATGTCAATAGCTCTAGGTGAGTAGTTGAAGTTTACCTTCAAGGCATACTCATCTTGCATATTAACTTTCTTAAACTCTTCTGGTAACTTCTGCTTCTTAGCTACAAGGCTTTCCCTTACTAAGTTCTTAGCATCAGCTTCCTTAGCTGTTGTCTCAACCCACTCAGTACCAGACTTACGCATTACAGTGATGTCAGTTTCCTTAACCCCATAATGTTCTAGTTGCTGTAAGGCCATGTTAATAGCTTCAGCAGGAGAAGTAAAAGCCCCTTCTCTAGCTACGTACATTTCTGATACGTCTATAGAACCATTGTCTTTTAGTGTGTGACTCATGGACAATTCGTCAGGTCTAGCTAGTCCTGATACCTTACCTAGATTCTCAGAGGTCTTTTCCTTAGCAGCAGCTAGCTCAGCAGGAGTACGCTCCATACGGCTAGACTCTTGGTAAGCAGCAGCTAGTATATCCCTGTCCATTGCATAAGGCTTAGCTTCTACAGAACCGTCCTGTGTTTTCACCTGTGGACTGTGCATCTCTACAGCAGCCTCAGTACGAGTAGTGCCTGCTAACACCTCAGCAGCTTCTCCTGTTACGTCATCATCAACAGTCTTAGCCATTGATCTAGCTGACTCAGGGTTCATCTGCTCTGCTAAAGATACAATAGAAGCTGGTTGCTTCTTAGAGGCAGTTCTTCTTAGCCCAGCTTTACGTAGCATGTTAGCCACCTTACCAGACTTATACACACCCTTAAGGGACTTTGCTATAAGACCTATCACTGGGACAGAGTCTAACAGAGAACCTATGTTATCTAAAGTTCTGTCTGTGGTAGTATAGTAGTCATCTTGGAACAACACCATTGCATTGTCTAGCTGTAACAAGTCATTGTCATTTAACAAGTTCATTGTCTTAGCTGAGTTGAAGATGTTGAAAGAGCGTTTGATAAAATCTTTACGTTCTTCTGGAGTTAGTCTAGCAAAGTCTTCCTTACCCCACTCCTTACCTTCTCCTAGTAGAGCAAAGGTAACTAGCTGTTCAACTGTTGACACTTCACCTGAGTTTATAGCATCTCTTATCTGAGTGGCATACACCTGCTCGTTCATCATTATTAACAACTCGGATAAGTCTCCAAAGTTATTAGTAAGACTAACTGCATCTCCGTCTTCATCGTATGACAGGGCAGAGATAGCTTCTTGTCTTAACACCACTTCTTCAATGATTGGGTCAATCAGCTCACCCACTGTAGCTAGTCGTCTTTCCTCAGACTCCATCTCACGTCCTGTAGAGCTAGTGTAGAGCTTTTCAGCAACACCCTTCAAGCTACTATAAGGTTTTACAGACTCCCCTGAGAAGGCTTGTACTAGCTCCTGCTTAGCCTCATCACTCATGGATGGGTCTTGTATCAAGCTAGACACGATGTCTAAGTTAGAGTTAGTCTCTTGTTCCTGTGCCTGTCTACTAATATCACCCAGAGTTACTTTCTTTTCCTCTGGTGTCATAGCAGAGATGGCTCTGTAGGTTTCTACTAAGTCTCCACCACTAAGGATAGAGGCTTGGGCTATTAGGTTCTTCTCAGAGGAAGATGTATTAGCAGCCTCGGTACTAACTGGTTCTGGCTCAAACAAGGACATGTCCTGTTGAGGAACGTCCTCTTCAAATAAGTCTTCCATCATATCCCCTACATAGCTCCGTAAACTTTAGCACCAATCTCAAAAGCACTCCTAAACTGCTGTCCTCTAAGCTCTGCCTGTTTTCCTTTCATTTCAGCATCTGCTGCATTCTGTAAGAATCCTGACTGCAAGTTGTTAGACAAAGTAGCGCCTGTAGCAAAGGCTTGCCCTGACTGTGCCAGAGTTTGTCCGCTCCCTATCGTAGAAGCTTCTATACTACTGCCACTAACTCCAGCAGCCTCTGCTGCACTAGTTACCTGTGCTCGTCTAATACGTTCCTGCCTTACCTGCTGCCTAATAGCACCTTGTCTTTCATTCTCTTGTTGAGCCTGACTAACGCCTCTAGCCTTAGTCTCTTCTCTAAACTGCCTTCTTGAAGCTCTACCTTGTCGTCTTGCTGGGGCAAAGAAAGCCTCATCTACCGCAACTGCACCTAAGCCCATTTTAAATCTCCCATACCATCACCTCATAACCATCTATAAATTCCCCAAAGCTAACAGCTCCAAATAGGAGGCAGAACTTTGGGTTTGGGGAGACGCTAATCATCTTGCTGTAACCAAGCCCCCTCACATATTCCCTTAATCTCACAAATGACACATAGCCCTCCTTCAAGACTGACTTGGTAAAGTTGTCAACAGTGCAATGCACATGACAGTGCTCCCCTATTATCTCCCACTCTATATGGTAGGAGTCAGTCTTGATGAAGGTATGTCTAGACACTTGTATTGCTTCCTATTGTTATACTCCAACCTAGTAGTTTTAAGTCCTTGGCTGCTTCTGTTTCAAGGAGAAGACTTACTACCCTTCCTCTACCTCTTAGCTTATTCTTACTAACGATGGTAGTTGTACCATAGTCATAAGTATCAAATACATCATCTGGAGTGTAGCGTCTCTTATACCTGTAGGCTTGGAACTGTCTGCCCCACTTACCATAACTAGCAGAGTTAGTCCAATCCCATTGAGACTGTACAAGACAAGAAGACTCATTGCTTGGAATGAAGTCATCACCACTGTCTGTAAATCCATCCTCCGTTCTTAGGAAGTGGAAGTAGACATATGGCACTTGCTTAAACCTAGCATAGTCACCAGTCCCAATGTAGCCGGTTAGCATGTAAGCCCTAGCATCCTCTGTACCCCAGTCTTTAAACTCCGTATTATTATACGTTGAGAATGTTATACTGGTAGCTATAGGGTCTTCTGAGCCTACGAGGGTTAAGTAGGAGGTGGCTCTAAAGCCGCCATACACACCCTCTATATCTGCAACAACATCGTCTACATCAGACAGTACATCATCTGCACCAACATACACACCTAACTCTTGTGTTGCAACATTGAAAGGACTTACTTGTATTGGAACCACTGGTATCTTAGATAAGCCCACCCAAGTAGTAGTTGTCATATCACTTGCTATCTGAGCTGGGTAGAAAGCACCTAGCACTATATCAAAGATTAACTCTGTAGCTGGTAGGCTACTGAAGGTGTTGTTATACATCCACCTAACTGTCTTAGAGTAGGAGTCAAAGATGCCCTGTACACCTAGTTTAGAATCATCTGCTATTGATTGGTAGAGAGTTCGTATGTTAACACTAACCTCTTCAGATGAGTAATCACCCACTTGAGTTTGTTTGATGTGGTAGATAGCATCATCTGACCAGTACATGACAGTACCATCAACTACTACAATAGATGAAGAGGCAAGAGTACCATGTTCTGTAACCTTAGAAACACTTTGGTTATTTGCATTAAACGTACCACTATCACTGCCTCCAATAAACCACACACCGTTCTCAGCAAACACCATTAAGCCTTTACCAATGTTTACCATAGCCTGTATATTGTAAGCACCTGATAGTCTTATAAAGCCACCATCAGTATCTAGTAAGTCTGGTTCAATTGGACTAGTTGGGTCTCCCTCTTGATAGCAATATGTTATCTGAGACTCATGCTGTACCTGTTGACTGTAGAAAACATATGAAGCTAAGTTTGGTGACTGATCATCTCCGCTAAGTACCTCACTTGAGAATCCTCCATAAAACACTCTCCCTGCAAACTCTGCAACAACCTTAATGCCGCCTTGGGTTCTGTCAACTGGGAGGTCAACGGTTGGTGTTCTGAAGGCAATGTATTCAGGGCTTGATCCAGGATTTGCATTGATGTACAATCCTGTGAGTGGGTTACATCCTCTGTCATACTCAGCCTCTCTAGATTGTCCTCTGTCCAATAGGTCAATAATGTAATGACCAGTTGCTGCTTTAGACTTAGTTGGCTCTTCTCTTGCTAAACCATCATCATTGAATCTAACTGAGTTTGGGTCAGCTTCCACTGTGTTAGCGTACAAACCAAGAGTAATACCATCTGCGTTAGAAGGCAGACCTCTTTCAAGAACACCACTATCTTCAAACTCTACAACTGGATCACTCTTCAACAACCCTGTCCATTGTAGTCTAGGAACTGCCCAACCCTGATTTCTAAGGTTGTACATGTGGTGATCTTCATCTGCTGTACTTGTAGGTCTTAGGTTAATATATTCAGGAGAGAGTAGGTCTTTGCTATCTACTATGTCAGCTACACCAAACAAGTCTCTTGTCTTCAAAGCCTTGTCAACACCTATTGCACCTGTAGTTGGGTCATTAAAATTATCAACTGTTGGGTAGTAGCTCACCACTTTAATTGTTCTTGATCCATAAGCTATCACAAGCTTACCGTCTATGGAAGAGAAAGAAGCTCTCTCTGGAGTGGAAGTAGATGTGTCTAATGCAATATCTGCCTTGACGTAACTAACTGTCTTTAGTGTCTCATCTGTCCTATCAATAATGTGGGCTTTGTCATGTACCTGACACACGATGAAAGTCTTACCTGCAACCCCTGCTACGTTATTCCACTCAAAGGCACTTATGGCTATGTCACCGATTGGACTTATGGTATAGCTGATTGGGTAGGGAGTGAGGCCTGCCTCATAATCCATGCCAAGTCTTCTCTCTCTGCTACCATCTCGCTTGAGGATAAAGTTAGCCTCATCTATAGAGGCATTTTCTGGGAACGTAAGAGGGCTAGCCTCTGTTACAAGACCACCTACAAACGTGTTAAATTCACCCGTTTGATTGCTTCTTGGCATTTATCTGCACCTTCTCAGTTGACTTCTGAGTGTCAATGGCTTTCATTGCATCAGCCTCACTAGTATATAGACCAGTGAGAACCATTGGTATGGAACCCTTCCCGATAGACTTAATACGTTTTAGTCTACAGTCATTACCATCTGCATTTACTATTTCATAACCCTTATGTTCACTCATACCTATCTTCCATAGTTGGGGTATTGGATACCACCATTAATTCTTCTAGCCTTTCTAGCTAACCATCTATTCTGTCTACCAGCTTCCTGCTCAGCTTTCTCATCAGGCTTCTGTGCCAGTCTTAAAGCTGCTTTAGACTTAGCCTCTTCTACTAGCAGAGGAAACGCATTCTCTGGGAGGTCTGGTATGAAGTCATCTGCACTACTCCATGATGGGATTACGTATGCGACAGCCTGTATCTTAGACTCCTGCATAGTACTATCCACTTCACTGTCGTAGCTATCAAACACTACATACTCATCATCAAAGCTAGTGGCATAGCTAGGCGCTCTGTTAGTTCTAACCAACACCTCTATACCACCCTGATCAGTTACTACTAGTACATTACTAGAGCTACTGTCTTCTTGATTGGTCTTATGTAAGAAGTGGTCAGGCTGTAAGAAAGTGATGTCACCATAGTCCTTTCTAGTTGTACCAACCTTCTGCTTGTTATACTTGAGGAAGCACAGCTCTTTCACACCGTCTTGTATCTTCATGTGTGTGGGTTTAGCTGTGTCTCCTAAACTGCTTATTTGGATTGAACGTCTCAAGTGAGGCCAATCCCTATTGTTCATCATTGCATAGTAGGTTGATTTAAGTATAGATACTATCTGTTCTGCTTCGACAGTGTCATCTATTGACTCCACTTCATCAGAATCAATATCACTTAATATCTCCTGCACCATGTCTAGTAAATCACGCTTAGCCATGTCTACCCCTTACTTACACGTTGTATAAGGATGCCCGGAGTTGTCACCTGTACCGTATTGGCATCTGTCTTCAAGAAGAGTTGAGCCCCGTTAGTTACAAAAGTTGATAAAGAGAATAGCCCGAAGGAAACACTTACAACCTTGTTAATACCAGCGGCTACACTAATTTGACTATTTACTATTACGATTGAAGGAGTTGCACCCCCACCTATGTCTACCTCTAGCTCTAGTATAGAAGCTGAGCCTGTTACTGCTGTAATTGGTAAATCCAGTCTAATTAAGTAGCTGTCACCAAGTCCACTTGCAAGCATCTTATCTGCGGTAGTATCCCAGAGAGCAGTTACGTCTGATGGTAGGTATCCTATTTCTGTTGTTGATCCTGCCCCATCAATAGAGAGCTTAGCTGCTGTAGTTGTAAATGTTTGAGCTGCTGCATTATCCTTGTAATTACCCCATCCATGAGGTTGCTGGTAGGTGCTTCCACCAGACCCGTTAGCTACTAGCATCTCACCAGCAGCCGCACCTGTTGTGGCAATGTCTGACAGGTCTCCCCAGTCAGAAGCAGCCCCTGTTGAGAAGACCACTTGACCTACTGTTGAAGTTGAAGCACCTTTAGGCTCATGTAGCTGTGCTTCAGGAATGTCTTTATGTTGAATATTCGCCATTAGTTTCCTCCAGACAAAAATAAAGGGAGAGAAGATTCCTCTCCTTCTCCCTTAGACATCTTATATACTAGGACTATGCCTTGTTATACTTGATGATTACCTTAGCCTTACCTGAACCAGCGGTTACAGCAGCAGTAGTACCACTGACAGCAACACCAACTAGTGTGGCAGCAGCTAGAGCAGCAGTAGCTACCCAAGTACCACCACCAGTAGCATCAATAGTAGTTCCTAGCACGTCAGGGTTAGCAATAGCTACACCATTAGTTGCCTCAGAAGTATCTGTACCAATACTAAAGATGTTGTCAGCATTACCTAAGGTAAAGACTTCTGACACTTCAAAGATTGCTTCCTTGAAGATAGAACCTGCTGGAATGGTTAAGATAGTGTTGAAGCTAGTGCCACCAGCAAAGTCATCACCAGTGATGTAGATGACAGCTTCTTTATCGCTACCTTCTCCACCGGGCATATCACCACCTGATAGGATACCCCCTGTTTCAGTTAGGCGTGGGCCGTAGTGCTGGTATGCAGTACCACTAGCCAAGTTTATTGCGTTGTTTTCAAAACCCATGATCTATTCCCCTTATGCAATCGCAGTTGCAGATGTGATGATAACACCCAATGTGTCAACACGTTGTACGCCAACACCCCAACGAGCTGAAACTACAAACTCATCACGTCTTAGGTCTTTATTACGCTCACCTTCTACACGAGGCATACGTCTCCAAGCTGCCATAACAGGCTTAGTCTGGTCGTCAAGTACACACATACAGATGTTAGCAACACCACCAGCAACAGTCTCAGTACCGTCACCAAACGTACCAGTAGGTAGTCGGTTAGATAAGATGATGTCGAAGCCGTATAACTGACCAACAAAGCGCATACCAGCAGACATACCACTACGCAAGATAGACTCTGCGAAAGGTGTAACATCATTAGTAATAGTAACTAAGTTGTTAAGAGTAGCTTCAACTACTGGGTCAGCAATGAATACACGACCTTGCATTGGTACGTTAGCCTTATCAAAAGCTAAACGCATAGATACTAAATGTGCTGTAGAGAAGATGTCATTAGCAACGGCAGATGCGATACGATGAGCAAAGCCATTAATGTTGTTGGCTGCTGCATCAGTTTGACCAGCGTTAGCTGTAGCTAAGAAACGAGTTTCAAAGTTCTCTTGAATTGCACGAGTTGACTCAGCAGAACGAGCTGCCATAAGCGCATCAATGTTAGTGCCATCTTCACGGATGTCATCTGTTACATACCAAGCATCACCAACATAGTCAGAGATAGTTAGAGTTACACGACCAGTGTCGATTGGGTTATATACGAAGGCTTCATTTTCTGTGCCTTCTTGAATTGTTACAGAACCGATGGTAGGGATGTTTAAAGTATCGCCTGAACCAAAGTCTGCTACGTTACGGTAGTACTGCTCACCAAGTAAGCCGTCATCTAAGTTACGTAAGATAAAGTCCGAATAAATTTCCTGCTCTATAAAGGCAGTAGTATTAGTCGTGAGTTGCATAGTCTATTCCTCAAGATTCAATATTATGTTTTTGGTAGATGTTCTCACGTATCTTACGTAAGTATTCTACTTGTTCTTTTGTGGATGCACCTCTTAGCAGAGACTTCTCTGGCTTAGGTACTTCTGTTCCTTCTGCTTTGTATGTGGAGGGGATGCTCATGCTTCCCGAAGTAGCTTTGTATTTACTTGCACCACTTACGCTACCGAAGAGTTGGAGAGCTGCTTGTGGACTTGTCTGTGACAAAGTCTTAAGAGCCTCTACTGTCATGCCTAACTCAGCAGCTTTACTGGAGACAACCTCTTGTGTCTTTTCTCCATACTGTTTGAATAGTACATCACTAACTTGCTTCTCGTTGCCACTAGCCTGCGACTGCGCTGACTGTTGTGCTGAGAAGTTTTGAACGAGGTTTAACACGTCCTGCTCGTTCAGTCCACTAACTTGAGGGGTAGTCTCAGGTTTGGCCTGTTGTGCAGTGAGCTTTCCTACAACATCTTCGACTGCTGCTCTCTTGCTAAGCTCCTCTGTCAACCGTCTTATTTCCGCATCTTTAGTTTCTACTTCTGATTTTAACTGCGGGATGTAAGACTGTGAGTGAGATAACGCTTCAAGAGCTGTATCTACGTTGTTATATTTCTGCTCCCCTTTCTCATTTCTTATCTTGCTTAACTGGTCAGTAAAGACAGACGCTTGAGAAGGTTCTTGTACAGGGGTTTCCTGTGACTTACTTTCGTTACTAAATGCTGATGACTGGTCGGTCATTTATATTCCTTTGTTTTATTAAGTTTAACTAGGTCGTTTAGTATATTCTTAGTATACTACTATATACTAGATTTTTAGCGTTTTAGTAACATCTAATTTTCTAAAAGAGAAATTATTTCTTCTAGAGCACGTCTATAACCAATGCTGTCAGCTTGCTGATAAGCCCAGTTAGGAGACTCATACTGAGGCTTATTAGTAGACAATGACGTACCTATCTTATCATTACATATATCAGTGAGCCTTGCTCTAGTAACTGTGGCAGACTTAAAGGCAGACTTAACATCTGCCTCCATCTGTGGTTCTAGTCCTTTAATCCATGTTGTCTTCATATTACTCCGGTGTAGGGGCTGTGTCCCTTATCAGCGTTTCTTCTTGAGCCCTTCCCATAAGACTCTGAGTCTCTTGCTGTTCAAACACAGCTATGTTAGGAGTAAAGATTTTATATCCACCTAGTCCTGTAATATCCTCTACAAAGTCTGTTAGAGCTAAGGCAGACGTATGTGGGGCAATCATCTGACCTATAGGTGAGTTGAAGATAGTCATGACATTCTGCAAGTCCTGAGACTGCTTAGCAAAGTGCCTTGCACCAACTGGCCTTACTATGCCATTAGCTGTGATGTCTTCTCTAGTGATGCTTAGGAAGTCCTGTACACCTAGCTCTGCATCTGTAATACGTATAATGTCAGTGATGTCTAGGTTACGTCTAGAAGTTTCTAGCATATCATTTAGAAGAGGTTCTAGTAGATTAACTTCAAAGCTAGTTACCTTAGTCTGAAAAATACGACCAGCCGCTGTAGCCAACTGCATCACTTCTCCGAGGGTTTTCTCTCCTGGGGTACGTATGCCAGCCGCTTCTCTTGGAGCACCTGCATAAAGCTCCATACGGTCTTCTATAGCTGCCATCTCACTAGCTGCTGCCATTATGCCATTTAGATTCTTACCAAGCTCCTGTACGTCACCATTCTCATCAATGGATATTTCAACTCCAGGCCCCCATACAAACTCTTCAACCTCACCTATCACCTTAAGTGGGGGGTGAACTGTTAAGTCCATTGCATCAGCTTTCAAGTTCTCTAGGTGATCTAGTCTATACTGTAGTCCTACAAGGTTGTCTAGTGGCCCCATAGCCCATAGGTTGTCTGGTCTATATCTCCAGCCTACGTGACGTATGTTAGCTCCAGTAAACCATGTTGGTATTGGCTCATTACGAATTGACATTGATCGGTCTACAATGGTAATGATTCTGTCTGTAGTAAGCTCCCCTGTAGTACAGTCATTGTAGTCACCAAAGAACTCTAGTATTTCTACATAGTCACTCATGTAGTATTCACGCATATCACCAAAGCCATCAGCACTATACTGAACAGCCTTGTCCCAGTCCTCTATGCTATAACCACCAGCAAGGCGCTTAATCTTCTCTCTACGCTCGATAGCAGCTTCCCAGAACCTTTGGTCAGGGTCTGTAGCAGCAAGCTTCTTGAGCTCTCCTAGTGTCTTGATGCTCCTAACCACTTTAAAGCTATCATCAAAACTGGAAGCTAGTGGATTGAATACAATGTCCAGTGGACTAATTCTACCAGCTCTAGGGCCAACATAGTCTGGTATGATTGTACCGTCTACAGTCTCCTTGTAACGTGCTTCAAAGTGTGAGGTGGCAAAGGCATTACCCTTGTCTATATAATCGTACACACACCTCTCTATCTCAGTACGGAACTTAGTCTCCCTAACCTTGTTGGACATATATCCTTCAATGGCCTGAGCTTTCTCCTTAAGCGCGTCTTCTCTGCTGTGAGCCTCCCACTTAACCCAGTTGTCATTAGGGAAGAGGGCTGAGATGTAGTTGGAGAACAAGTTGTCTCTTATCTGACATAGCTTAGGTATGGTGGTAGAGTTCTTCCAAGGGAGCTTGGAGTTGGTTGTAGTGGACGTGTCAGTAGCAAAGATGTAAGAGTCTAGCTCTTTCCACTCTTCTAGCTTCCCTCTACGCTGGTCATTGAATGTAGACCATATGTCTGTTACCCAAGCTGCCTCAGCATCTTGACCAGTGGCCTGTTGTATCTCTGCAACTTTGGTGCTCAATTTGATTCTCCTAGTGTGATCATCTGAATGCAATACCTCCGAATCTACTTGAGGTAGCTGGCATTCCTGATAGTAGTTCTTCTACTGCGCTGTTCTTTCTTTGCTTAGGCGCAACTGCTATATCAACAGCAGAAGCCAAGGCATCCTTCATATCGTCATGTGGAGGGTTGAGCATGATAAGCTCCTCCTCTAGTTGAGAAGTCCAACCACCTTCAGAGTGCCATACTAGCAGGGCATCATACCTGTGCTCTAGTGAGGCCTTGATACGCTCCTCCTTACTACCCTCAGCCTTCCCCGGTCTAAACTCATCTACTGGTAGGCTAAGTCCGTTTCTCTTTAGCTCGTCCTTGATACCATTTACAATGACTTGCTGAGCGACTGTGACTTCTGCTCGTAGCTTATTAAAGCCCCACTTAGAGTGGAGAGCTAAGATGTGTTTGAAGTACTCACTAGTACGATCAGACTTAAACCTGTCTATGTCTAGTACATAGATATTCTTATCACAGTCTATTCCTATTACAACAATAGCTGTGTAATCTGCTGCCTTGTTAAGAGAGAATGCAAAGTCAATAGCTGCATAGATGTTTAGCTTCTTACCACTATACTCCCATCTACTACCATTCCTTCTGAGCATACGTTGATTGAAGTATTGGAACTTCTCACGGTTAATACGTTCAGAGCCGGGGGCATTAGGATTGTTATAGTACTGAGCACTATACTGAACCACGTCAGAGTATTCAGCCCTAATCCTAGCTAGTGACCTCTGGTCAAAGCCAAACGCCTTACCATCACTACGTACAGCCCTAGGCCAAGTGAAGATGCCATCTGTCTCTACTACATACTCTTGGATAGACCATACTGGAACCTTGCCTAAGAAGTCTCCATCATCATTGAAGTCCTCGAATGCTTGCTCTCTCCAAGTGTCATAGATGTCCTTTGGGTGGTAACGAGTACCACAAGCCATAGTAAATCCACCAGTGTTACGTATAGAAGTAAACTGGGAGGCCTTCTTAGAGACTGAATCCCTTCCATCTTCCGTATACGCATTCTCTGGAACCACTAAATCATCTGCTATAATAATGTCAGCGTGCCAACCAGTAGTGTTGGTTGTCATACCAGCAGTCTTAATAGTAGCGTCTCGTACTCCTTCCTCTGCTCGCTTAGGGTGATCTATCATGATTGACATGGAAGACCACTTCTCTCTCTTGCCCTCTTGTGGGTTGATGTACTCAGGGAAGTATCTTCTGTACAACGTACTACCTAACACGTTCTTAACAGCGTATAGCTGAGAGATGGCTAGTTCAGCCGTAGCTGACACGTATAGCATAGTTACTTCTGGATGCCTTGTAACTATCCAAGCACACCACGTAGCTACCATGTGAGACTTTAGGTGAGCACGAGGTAGCATGATAAGCTTGTTACTCGTAGTCTCAGTCCCTTGGCCAAACAGGGTGTAGTCCTGCATCCACCTAAATATCTCGAAGTGGATGGAGCCATACATGTACCCCGGATTTACCAGCCTAGCAAAGAAGGAGAGGTCTGTCATAGCCCTCTCCCTGACTTCCTTAGCAGCCTCTGGCATACGCTTTAGTTTAACCTTAGCCTCTGCTAACCAGTCATCCTCTTGCATACTACTTCCGCTCCATCAGTCTCACAACGTCTGCACTAAACTCGTCATCAATACGCTTCTGTATCTTCTCTTCCTTAACCTTCTCAGACTTACTAGGTCGTCCGGGTTCACGCTTATTCCAACCTCTATCAGCCAACCACTTAGCAGACTGGAAGTTACCATCCTGTGCTGTGCTGTCTATGATAGAGCGAACAGCCTGAGAGCGGAGGCTAAGTTCTAGCTCCTCTCTCCACTCCTCAAACCTCTTGTGGAACAGCTTGTTCTCATTCAATCTCTTCCAGTGGTTCCAGCCTAGTAGGTAGGTGTTAGCAAACTCATACTCTACTATGTCCTCCATCTCTAGGTAGAGACGCTTGAGAGAAGGGTAGGTGTGTCCATTCTTCTCATAGTAGAAGTCATCATCCTTCAAGGTGTACACTGCTGTGTCTGTATTGTATCCTACCTCTAAGAAGAGGCTTTGTGTCATGGGTCTACCCATGCTGTCCTTAAGTAAGGACTTATCTATTTCTATCATTTAATATCTCTTAAGTTATATCTGTTACAGGGCCAGCAAGTCTATCTAGCACATCAATAGAAATATTGCGGGCGATAATAGTGTTCATAACTAAGCCGTAGCCAAATGTCCAGAGGTCGCCATAAGGAACTGCTATTGGCCCTTGGTTTACACCGTCAACATGAATTTGCACAGTTGTTGTCCCAGAAGGATCGCCTAAGTATTGCTGAGGTCTAATCTTTATCTCTATAAACGCACCAGCTATAAGCTTAGCGCCTAGTCCAGTAATATTAGTTGTACCTACTTGAGTAACTGTGCCATCAACTACTTTGCTGATACCGAACTCGTCCAACGTCCCACCGTTATTAAACTTAAAGATGTTGTAGCAGTTCGCCTTAGCATCGTAGTCATTGAAATGAGAATACAGTAAGTACTCTGTTGTGGTGGCCATTGTATCAGTTAGCGTGAAGCTAATAGTTGAGAATGTGTTATCACCTTGCCAGTACCGCATCCACAAAGGCTGTGGGTTATTAACATCATATGTGTTGTAGTGTGGTACTAATGAGTTCTTAAAACGGAAAGTTCTGTTGAATGTCACTGTCCCACCACCAGTAAGGCGCGTAAATTCAAAGTCACCAAGCAAAGAGTTTGGCACAACAAATAAAGCGCCAACCTTTTGCACTCCGCCCGCAGCACTTGCGTTTATAAAGATACGGTTTAAGCCATACCGCAAAGAGCATATACGCTGTAGCCCTGTATAGATAACGTCCAAAGGCTCACCGAAGACAACCCCCGAAGGAATTGTGCTGTTATCGTCATACGTGGTGCTTGCAACTAGAAATGTAGGCTGCACAACACTTGTATCTATTGGTACATAGAACACTGTGCAAGGCTGTTCTGCATAGACGGGTAGTACTAACATTGTTTCCCCCGCAGTAGTAGCAGCAGGGAATATGTAGAAGTACTCGCTTAGCGCCTCAACTGCAACCCCTCGATCTGTCACAGCTCTAGTTAAGATGTTTGGCAGCGTGTCACTTGTAATATTATAAGACTCATCTTCGATCTTATAGTTGGGACTACCACACCAAGCTTTATAAGGCTTGTTTGAAACTCTCTTAACTTGAGCACACATTTCAGTAAACAAGTAACCTGCATGGATTCTGTGGCCTAAGTCTTTAGGATGCACTTGGTCAGAAGCTGAAGGAGTTATGATGTCACCGTAGTTCAAAGCATCAAAGCCGTCTAGCGCATCCATCTGAGGCTGACCATAAGCTAAATGCTCAAGGTTATACTTCTGAGCTAAGTTATCTTGTACCGCATTAATAATAGTAACGGTCTGGTCACCATCTCGCTTGGCTCCACCTGTATTACCAAAGTGTTGTGATGTTGCCACTGGTGTTTGAAGTATTGGTTGAACACCTCGCAAGAAGCAGTCAATGATTGTGCACTCCATGTCAATAGAGTAGTTCGTAATAATGGTTGCTGTATCATCTTCGTTAGCTGAGTCGCTTGTACCAAAACCTAATACTATAGCTGCTACGTCAGTCCAGTTTACATTTGATCCTGCCGTTCTAAACCACACGTTATACCAATGTTGCAATCCAAAGTCTGAGCGATACGACTCTGAATCAAAACCACCGTTATAACATTCAGCAGTTGTCTTATTAGGGCCATGGTTATTAGCTAGACCTTCTAATAATTCAGGGTAAGCAACAGGGCTTTCAGCAATAGTGACAGAGAATGGCGATGCGTCTGATGAGGTTGAAGGTGTATGTCCTGTAGTCTGCGCTCCATCAGTTGTACTATCTGAGTAGAAGCCAAGAGGCTTACTCGTACCGCTTATCCAGTGACCATAGATTTCCTTCATGGTTAGGATTTTTCTGATATGCGGGAACGCTAGATTAGCTGCATCCATCGCTGCAATATAAGCTTTCATGATTGCCCAGTTAGCATCTACTAATGCCGTGCTCGTCATCGTGGTAGTGGAAACTAAGTACCCAAAAGCCTGTGGCATTGTTGTGGCATTTAACCTTAGGACTAAAGCTAATGTAGCAACCCCAGTGCACTGAACAATGTTCATAGCGTTTGTGGTAACGCCTGAGGCTAGTACTACATCAAAGGTAGAGTTGTCCCTGTCCACAGCAACTATTATATCACCAACTACTAAGGTACTATCAGCCGCAGCTAGAGCTATAGTTGGATAGTAGTTGACATCCCCTGTCAAGATTGTGAAGGGGCCAGTATTTAATAATTGCCCGTATGTAGCAGCCTCTTGTGCGTTTGTTGCATTTGGTAGGTTTAGAATGCGGTTAGAGTTCATATCTAAGTCAGCTTCTAACTGCTTACCACCAAGCTTACTTAGCAGGTTGTTATTAATCTCAGCCTTAATTGTATCAAAGTTCTCATTAATAGCAGTTCGCTTAAAGCCACTACCAACATCTTTCAATACTATAGTCATAATCATTTCCTTTTAGGTGTGGAGGCGAAACCACACTAGATGCGCCTTGTTGTCGTGTCGTGTTAGTTAGGACTACTAAAACTAATATAGTCAATTTCATTCGTTTCACTCATTCCCATTGACGAGACTACTTAATAGCAGGACTCGCCCGTTAGGGCTATATGATGTCCTCCCTTGCCTGAGCAGGAGACAGTGAGTATATTAAATATAATCTGGGGAGGGCTGTAATTTCGGCTAGAAAATATTGAGGGGTAATGCACTATAGGAACTACCCCCTTGCCCCCCTTGCCCTCCCCTTGACAAGTCTCATTATATGTGCTAGGCAGGTTAGGTTGTGTACAATATAGTTGTGTACAGGCTAGTGGTGGTCTTAACTAACCTGGTTATTTACATTACTCCTTCATATACTATTAAGTAGTCCTTTAGGGGGTCGTGCCTTGCAATGACTGAGCTGTAGACTATCTATAGACTTCCCTTGCATTGTCTACTAGTAGTCTACTTACTACTATCTATATAGACTTGTCTCTAGTCCTGTAAGTAGTCCTTCTTTATGTCCTACTACTAGTAGTCGATAGACGTTTATATATAGCTATTGTTTCTTTCTAATTAAGTGTTGACTTCCTCGACGTATCTATATACACTTGTTTCATGGTTTGAGAGGCAACCTTCTTGGTTACTCTCTTCTCTAGACTCAATGAGAGTTGACCGCCTCACAAGCTGGTCGTTAAACGAGTTGACAAGCAGTAAAGAATAGGTATAATGTAAATCATCAAAGGTTAAGCAGTACTGACTAGCAGCTTATTAGCTAGAAAGTATTTTCAGTAAAGAGTTGACAGTGTTTCCATCTTCTGAGATGATGCACTCCTCAACTGAATAAGCCTAATTGGATAGGTGGTCAAGGCCAAGTTAGAATGGCCTAGCAGGAAGCTAAACTAATAGTGTGTAGTCGCACTAGCTCATAGATAACAGAGCAGAATGACGCGAGACATGGCATTAAAACCCCTAGTCGAATCTACAAAAAGTTAATAGCAAAGCTTTGCGAATAGGCCAGACTTAATTGTCTACCCTTGCCACTTAGCCAAGCTATTAGCGTTTAAAGA